TTTATTTTAAAAAAAGAAAATTCTCACAACTCAGGGCGTTCACAGGGTCGATAAGTGAAGTAATCAAGAGGCCAGGTTTTAGCTTCTTGAGCTTCATTCGAGTATGAATAATGAGTGAAGAACTTGCGGACTTCCGAAAGTGTAGGGAAGTGATCGAGTTTGAAAGGCAACTGTGGATTGTCTGGTGAATCTCCGAAGACGAGGGTGAGTCCAGCGGGATTGGGAGTGAATCCTTGACGAGCGTAGTAGGCGTAAATTTCCTCTAAGCAAGAGTGCACACGGCGGTGGTTACCGCAGGCTGCATAAGCGAAACCGATGGCTTGAGCCATTGTGATCTCGGGTGTTGGGTTGCGAGCCTTAGTGTGGTAGAATTGAGCAAGCATCAAGATTTCATCTCTGTAGGGTAATCCATTGTTATGCCGGTAACTGAGCACTTCACGGCCATTGAGGGAGTTAGCGATTTCGCTCTTCTCCTTTGAAATGACTGATTTGAAGTAGTAGTCGGCGAGTTCTGACATCCTGAGCAAAAATGCTTCGTGTGAGTCAGGGGGGATCAAGATGCCTAAGCGAATGATTGAGTCATCGCCTTGGACTTTGATGATGCACTGCTTTGGGTCGTAGCCCATTGCAGATAGTAGTGTTGCCAACATCGTGTAATTGTACCAGCTATCCAGAAGTTGAGTGATGAATAGTCCAGATGGTATTCCAGCGTAGCGTCGTTTGAACATTCGGCCGTCGGGTAAGACGATTGGTGCGTTGAAGAGATTCTCCAGCGTCCAGAGCCAAAGTCGTTCGAGTTTGATTGCTTTGTTGTGGTTCCAGTCTGATTTGGTATCTTGGTAATTGATGTTAGGTAGGTATCCGTTGTTGAAATCGAGATAAGTTCGAACATTCAGCATGATTCTGCGTATAAGCGAGAAATAAGCTCGTTTGTCGAATCGTTTCCAATCTAAGGTCAGGAAAGACCTTTTCATGTATCCAGAGAACAGTGCGGCGTTGAGGCGCATCCATCCACCGGTAAACGTTTCGTAGCTCCAGAGCATTGGTGTGGCTCCAGGGTTAAGCTTTGCGTATGCGATGTATTCCCAGTAGAACATTGTGTCTGCAATGATCCATGGTTTCGAACAGCCCCAGATAGTTCTGAGTTTGTCGATGAAGTCAAGTGACTTGACTATAGCGGATTTGGTGTGTAGCAACATCGGAAAAATGAAACGTGCGGCAAAGTATGTGGTATTTTCAAGACCTGTAGTGTCTAGAAATCCAGATTTGATAACGTGATGCCATCTGCGTGTCCAACTGAAGATAGTGTCCTTCATGAAGCCAAATTTGGCTGGGACAACTTGTGCGAGTGTTTGAGGGGCAGGGTCGGGGCCGTGCCGGCGCATCGCATCTTCTGGGTTAACGTAGTGTTTCCATGTTTTGGTTTCGGCGTCGTAGTAGTCGCCAAAAGTTTTTCGATTGTTGAGGAAGTAGTCATCTGTCGCGAAGGGTGGTTCTGCGTTCACTTGCCATTTGTAAGGGTAGTGATGTTCGACATCGTTGAGATGTGCGGGCAGGCATTTCTGCGGAGGGCGAAAAGCTTCGGCCATGCAATGAAGTCCATATTCGACGTGTTCGTCAAATGGTATTTCGTGATTTTCGACATCGTTAGCAAAGAAGTCTGATAAGATTGCTTCTTCGGTAATGTTTGAGCGTCGGTAATCATCGGTAATGATTTGGATCTCTTTGTCCGTGAGGAATTGGCGGAATGAGTGCTTTAGCGTCGTTTGGTGAGCAGAAATTGCTCGATCGTTGGGAACTGGAGCGTGAGGGCGGAAGTGGTAACTGCCGTAGAGCTCGAGATTTCCATCGGATCTGAAGACTCGGGTGAGTCGGTCGACGAGGGAGGTGAGGTATTCCATTGAGAAGTGAAGGGCAGTTGTCTCGTCAACCAGTGATCCGTGCGCGATACCCGCCAACCGCTTACCAGATCGTAGCCTTCTTCAATCTTCTCCAAGAACCGCGGAATCTCATCGGGGTCGTGCTGCAAATCTCCGTCCATCGAGATAATGATTTCGCCGCGCGCAAAATCAAATCCGGCCTTCAAAGCCGGCGCCTGCCCGAAATTTCTCCGCAACTGCACTACATTCACGCGAGGATCGTGCTCGTAAATATCCGAAAGCACTTTGAACGTTTTATCCTTGCTTCCATCATCCACAAACACCAATTCATAGCGCTCGCCGATGGCGTCCATCACTTCCGTCAACTTCACATACAATGGCGAAATATTTTCCTGTTCGTTGTAAAACGGAACGACGATCGAGTAGCGAATGGGCGGATCGTTCTTCATGCTTTCAGTTCTG